AAGCTATTTTGTTAGGAATTGAGGAGACGTATGCACAGTTTTCCGTTCCCTATGACAAGGAAAAAGTTCGAGCTTTTATCTTGAAATACTCTGTCCAGGATTTACTAGTGCAAGTGGCAGAAGAAAGAGGCTTGGATGTTGATAGGCTCAATCAAGTCCGTGCTCAGAGCTTGGCTGAAAAGAATGCCCAGGTCATCTTGATGCCGGGGGCGCGCGAGGTTTTAGCCTGGGCAAATCAGCAAGGAATTCAGCAATTTGTCTACACTCACAAAGGTGATAATGCCTTGACTATTTTACGAGATTTGGGCTTGGATGTTTATTTCACAGAAATTTTGACAAGCCAGAGCGGTTTTGCTCGTAAACCAAGTCCAGAAGCAGCGACCTACCTTATTAGCAAATACCATTTAAAACCAGACCGCACCTTTTATATAGGGGACCGTACTTTGGATATCGAATTTGCTCAAAATAGTGGGATTCAGAGTATCAATTTTCTTGCCTCTCCTGCAACTTGTAATCAACAGATAGAGCATTTAGAAGACATTAGCTCGCTTTCCTTCTAGAATTTTCTTCAAGAAGAATGTGTCAGCCTGATGACAAGAAACTGACAAACTATTTCAAGTAATGTGATTTGTTACAACGAATGTACAGTTCTGTTAAATAGCCCCAAAAGGGCTTTTTTTCTATTTTCTTTGTGTTATGATAGACAGGTACTACATTTGAAAAGGAGTTTGATAGTATGAAGAAAAGAATTATTTTAGCATCAACAGTAGCCTTGTCCTTTGCCCCTGTATTGGCAACTCAAGCAGAAGAACTAGTATGGACAGCGCGCAGTGTTGAGCAAATTCAAAACGATGTTACTAAGAATGAGAATAAAACAAGCTATACGATTCAGTATGGAGACACTCTAAGTACCATTGCCGAAGCTTTGGGAGTGGATGTGACCGTTCTTGCTAACTTGAACAAGATCAGCAATATTGATCTGATTTTCCCTGAGACAGTCCTTACAACAACTGTTAATGATGAGGAAGAAGTGACGGAAGTTGAAATCCAAACCCCTGACACAGCTCAGGCAGGTGAAGGCACAACTGCAAGAGCAGATTTGACAACCAACCAAGTCACTGTAGATGACCAAACTGTACAGGTTGAAGATTTAACTCAACCAGTTGAAGAAACAGAAGCTAAAGTTGAGCCAGTAGCACCACAAGTGACTGAAGAAGCAGTAGCAGAAACTACAACAGAAGCCTCAGTACCAGCAGCAGAACCAGTGACAGAAACTACGGCAGAAGTTTCAGCACCAGCAGAAAAAGCAGTAACAGAAACACCTGTAGTGGAAGAAACCACTACAACAGAAGCCCCTGTTACAGAAACTCAATCAACACCATCAACTTACCAAGCTGAAGCAAGCCAAGGTTCATCAGCTACTTATGCAGCACCAGCAGCACCTGATTATGCAAGTATTGCAGCTTCAAAATCAGAAAATACAGGTCTACAACCACAAACAGCTGCCTTTAAAGAAGAAATTGCTAACTTGTTTGGTATCACATCATTTAGTGGTTACCGTCCAGGAGATAGTGGAGACCACGGAAAAGGACTTGCCATTGACTTTATGGTTCCAGTAAGTTCAGCCCTAGGTGACCAAATTGCAGATTATGCTATCCAAAATATGGCTAGCCGAGGCATCAGCTACGTCATCTGGAAACAACGTTTTTATGCACCATACGATAGCAAATACGGACCAGCCTACACTTGGAATCCAATGCCAGATCGTGGTAGCGTAACAGAAAACCACTATGACCACGTTCACGTATCTATGAATTAAGAATAATAAGAAGCTATACATTTAAAATGTGTAGCTTCTTTTTGTGTAAAATAGTATTGATAAGTGAAATAAAATCTAAAACATGTTAGAATGTAAGCGAATACAAAACTATACTAACGCTTTTAAGCATAGAGAGAAAGGATGAAGTGAATGACAAATCGATTAAAAACTCCATTTGAGAAAACAAGAGATGATTTTGAACAGGAATTTACTGGAGAAATTGTTGAGCTCTTGATTTTTACCCTCCAAAATGTAAATGGGGCTGCTTCTTTAAAAGATGGTTGTAAAATGCCGTCCGTTCATTTTAAAGCTAGTGTCAATGTTGAAACTCAGGACTTCTCTGAACGTGAGGGACGTTTGGAATGGCTCCTGACCCCAGAAGAATTTGAAGAAAAGCATTGGGGGTTTAGTTTTGAACCCTACAAAATTCATCATATCAAATGTCAAAAACGCCCCTTCATGGAGTTAGAGCCATATATGTCAGAAGTAGCTAATAACTGCTACCACTTGCTGGAATACCTAGATGACCAATCCTCAGACTCTAGGTTAGAGACCTTGATTGAAACCTATCAAAAACCGGTCATCATTCAAGACGATATTGGCGAATTCACCTTAAACAGAGCCTATTCTTGGTTTGAAGGATTTATCACTTACGAGGGTGGTAAGATTCATGCTATCTTTGCTGCGAGTGCAGATGAAAGTCTTCCTCCAAGTTCTTTCGATACTCTAAAGAAATTTATGGGAACTTTCCAAGTCCATGATGATCAGATTAAAAACTATATTGTCAAAGAACTCTGGGAAACAGCTCAAGACTGGATTGATTCAGATGAAAATGATGTGGAGTTAACAGAAGAGTATTTTACCAACTCACTTTCCTTGAGTGAACTATCGATCAACGAAGACGGAGAATTGACCCTCTACTATGATGATAGCGAGGAAATTTTTGCAGGCCATGCCATCGAAGTTGTCATTGATAAAGAGGGAGAAATCCTTCGAGCAGATTTGGTAGGTTAGTGCTGGATTTTATCTAGAATATAGAAATAATAGCCTTTTGGGATTGAAACCAAGAGGCTATTTTTTCGGAGTGAGCAAAATAGTTGCGTTTTTAATCTTTCTGTAATATACTTGATAAGTCAATAGTTGACAAATCAAGTTTACGCAGGGAGGTAGAAATGAAAAAAATTAACGACTTACTGTACCAGCTCCATTTAACAGATCAGATGATCACTCAACTTTTTGAGAAACAATTGGGAATTAGTTTGACCCGCTATCAAATCCTGCAGTTTTTACTGCAGCAGTCACCCTGCAACCAGATTGCCGTTCAGGAGAAGTTACAGATTGACCAGGCAGCTTTGACCCGTCATTTTAAGGTTTTAGAGTCAGAGGGCTATGTCAGTCGCAAGCGTAATCCGGCCAATCAGCGAGAAGTCTTAGTTGAATTAACCCAAGAAGCCAAGAATCAACTCTTGGTCAATCCGCCTAAACATCACTTGCGAGTGAAGGAACAGATGGAGAGCATTTTATCGACAACTGAGCAGAGAGAGCTGATAACTTTACTAACAAAACTAGTCTCAGGTTTAGAAAAAATAGAATTTTAAGGAGAAAACGATGTCAATCATTACTACTATCCTAGCAACTATCGTTGCCCTCGAGCATTTTTATATTTTTTATTTGGAAAGTATCGCAACCCAATCAGACGCAACCAGCCGTGTCTTTAATATGAACAAGGAAGAATTAGCACGACCATCTGTCACCTCACTGTTTAAAAACCAAGGAATTTATAATGCCTTGATTGGGGTGTTTCTTATTTACGGAATTTATTTCTCACATAGCTTAGAAATCGTAACAATCTTTGTTTTATTTGTCATAGGAGCAGCGACCTATGGTGCCTTAACTGCAGATAAAAAAATCATTCTCAAGCAAGGTGGTCCAGCAATCTTAACTCTTTTGAGCATCCTCTTATTAAAATAAAAACAACCAGCACTATCCATAGAAGGTGCTGGTTTTTAATAACTGATCTTAAACTTTTCTCCGCTTGATTTCAAGTAACCTTTGATAGAAGAAGATTTGGCTACTGTAGATATAAGGGAAGATAGAAATACTTGCAATTCCAAAGCTTATCCAGATAAGGAGATACCATGGAAGTAGCTGTAAATCAAGGACGAAGCGTTGAAACTTATAGCCTTTCATGAGAAAGCGGCTGGTATGTAGCACACGACTTGGTTTAGCAATTCCAATTGCAAGGGTGTCACATAGGAGTAGCTCAACTTGGGAATAAGCGTAGTATTGCGGAAGATAGAGAATGGTTCCTAAAATCATTACAAGGACACTACCAAAGAAGTAGAGAGCGAAAGTAAGCAGGAAGTGTTCGATATCTGGATTTGTCACGTCGACAGCTGGAAATTCAGGGTGAAGTTCTACAAATTTACGAGCCATAGCACTGCTGTAAAAGAGCAAGTAGACTCCAAAAATATTAGGGATGCTCCACAAAAAGAGATAGAAACGCTTGAGCAAGAGAGTCAGAAAGGTCTGGGTGAAGAAGCGATTGTCAAGTAAGGACAAACTATCTTTAAAGGAAAGCTCTATCTCGGAAATTCTATAAAGATTAATGGTTGTAAACAGAGCACCAGCTAGGATAATAGAACTTGTGAATCCAACTGCTAGAGGAAAGAGTGAGGACTGGATCAAGCTCATCAAAAAAGTAAAGAAGGATTGCTCAAGAATTCCCTCATCAAGTAGGGATAACGGACTTATGAAGCTGGATAGAATCAGGAAAATGCTTGGTAATAAAAAGACAAGCAATAAACGTGGATGTTCAGCTTGAAACTGTTTAGCTTGTTGACGAACTTCTTTTAAATCAATTTTTTGGTATTTCATTCTTTCATTATACCATAAATAGTACACGGCTTGCTAATCCTTTGAAACCAGTGGACTTCTAGCGTGTTAAGTAAAAGTGAATACGATATTGAATACGACTTTACTTTTAGCTGGAGCGGATGAAATCCATGAGCTGATCAACTACTTCAACACGTTGATTATCATTGATGTGGGTATACATATCAAGAGTGATTTGAACATTATTGTGACCGAGTCTATCTGAAATGATTTTCGCTGTAACACCAGCTTCAAACAGAAGAGAAGCATGTGTATGCCTAAATCCGTGAGGCGAAATTTTTTTAAGTTCTTTGTGTTTACAAAAGAATCTGCTAAGCTTCACTTTCATAGTTGTGGCTAAAAGCCATCCCCCTATGTCATTCGTAAAAATATAATTCAAATCATGTTTGTAAGGCACACCAGCCTGGAAATATTCTTTTATTTGCTGTCGTTTCCAGAGTTTCAAGACATTCAGAGTTTCATCATCTAAGGTGATAACCCTCTTACTCCTTTTGGTTTTAGGGTCCTGAACAGTTTGTTTTTTGCCAATCACGACAGCCGTGCGAGAAATGCTTAACCGTTTATTTTCAAAGTCAACATCTGACCACATGAGGCCGATTGCTTCTCCAGTTCTCAATCCAGAAAAAGCGAGTAAGTGAAAAAAGGTATAGTCTACTGGCTTACAATTTGCTTTGTAAACTTTAAGGAACTCGGTTAGTTCCTGTTTTGTATAGTAGTTTTCTTTGCCCTTTAAGGGTTTATTTTTAGGCTTGATAATCTTGTCTAAGGGATTTGACTTAATGATGTCAAGAGAAGCGGCATACTTGAAAATACGGCTGATGACAGAGTAGTAATTAGCATAGAGGATATAGCGTTTACTTAACTTGATAGCAACCTTTTGACAATAAGCTACACTGATTTGCTGAATCTTCATATCTGTAAAATATGAGTCAATCATAACATTAAGTTTCTTCTTAGTGTTCTGATAAGTTGTTGGTTTTACAGTGCTCTTGTAGCTTTCAAGCCATAGCTCAGCAACTTCAGCGAAAGTAGGATTCTGAAAATCATCATTGTTTGAAAAACCATTCTCTTCAACATCTAAGAGAAGGTCACGTTCGGCAGCTTTGGCCTCTTTAATGGTTTTAAAACCACGGCGTGTTGTGCGTTTTTCTTTTCCAGTAGCTGGATCTATGCCCAGGTATGTTTGAAAGAGGTATCTAGTCTCTCCTTTTTTGGTAATGTATTTTTTTATCATAAAATGTCCTTTCTTTTCGATTGCTTGCCCGCATAGTTGAAAAGGTGTAGAACTTATGATAAACTATAGTTGTATTTTTTTATCATCTTTTCCATTGCTTGCTAGATGGAAGGTTGAAACCTCACACTCAAAAACTTGGCGGTCGGAGAGTGTGGGGCTTTTTTTATTTTTTTAAAACTTTCAATTGAATTCGTATTTTGAATGGATCTTTAACTGTACGAAGTCGACCGCTATCCGGATTAATATCTTTGTATTCACCGCCATAAATTTCAGCATTTTTGACAACTTCATTATTTGAATCTGTTGTTAATCTTAATACTTTTCTATTTTTTGACTTAGTGACATAACCTAAGTGATGACCTCGAACCACAATTTTAACTGCATTAGGGTCAAATTTATTATCAAATTCAGGGATAAACTCTACATCTGGAATCTCAAAAGGCAAGTGTTTATAAAACCTCTCCTCAAAAATTAATTCCTCCTTAATTTCTTTAGAAGTGTATCCTAAATACGGAGGATCATTTGATTCTCTTATAAGCTCTTGACATAAATCTGAGAAAGCTTCTTGGCGATAGGACATCCCTTTCACTTTCAGAACAACATCATAAATAGTTCTTTCATCAATCTCTTCTTGTTTTAATCTATTTTCTACTCGAACAGACAATAGATTACCCAGTTCTTCAATTTCATCCTCTAGATGATCGGTGATAGATTGTCTAGGATACATACCAATCAAAATGAGTAGAGCTAAACTACAGATAATAAAAGATAAAATTGTTAGAAGTAGATTCCCAACCATACAGAGCAGAACAACAGAAACTAAGAACAGGAAAACCAAAAAGATTATCAAAGCTCTTTGATTTTCAAGTCTACTAATTGTTTTTCTGTGTTCGTCTATTAGTACTTTGATTTCATTTTCTGTAATAGTAGTAGACATATAATCACCTTGACTTTAATTTTCAGTTGGCATGAAATTTCCGACGACTTTTCCGATGATGCGTGGGTCTTCTTCCCAGCGGGCGAACTTGTCATCATATTTGTCATTTAGAGAGACGAGGCGGAGTCCATCTTTTTCTTTGTAGACTTTCTTGATATAGCTCTGGCCGTCCCAATCTACGGCATAAATGGCACCGTCATAGTCCCAGCCTGTATCCTTGATGAGGGCGACGGATCCGTCTGCGAAGTCTGGCTCCATGGAATCACCATAAACCCAGCTGGCGAGGTCGTGAGTGATGTCCTTTTCAAAATAGACAGTATCATAGTTGCGGTCTTCTGTGTAGCCGTATCCTGTCCCTGCGGATAGCTTTTCAAAAACGTGATATTCGAATCGTTCTTCGTCGACCTCTCTTTCCTGACTCTCCAGAAGCTCCTCAGAAGTCCGTAGGACGATTTTTTTATTTTGGGTGGTTAATTGTACCACTTTATCTGTAATCTGCTGTGTGAGAAAATCCGGAGCGTCTGGGAGGGAATTGGTGGATTCTACTGCATTTTTTGAGACAACGGGAAAGAAATCATCAATCGAAACATTAAATATATCGCATAACTTAAAAAGCATATCTTGATTTGCTTTTCTTTCTCCTTTTTCGTATCGACTGATTGTTTGTTTTGTAGTATTCAATCTTTTGGCAAGTTCATCTTGAGTAAAACCGGCTGATTTTCGAAAGGTTTTAATTTGGTTTCCAATGTATTTTTTCAAATCCATGTTCCGTACCTCAATTTCAGTAATTCTATAAGTAGATTATATAAAAAAGTCACCGAAAACGCAACTTTTTTTACTTTTTAATTAAAATACTGTTGACAAGTCACCGAAATGGTGATATAATTAAATCAAGCTTAAGGAAATAACAAAAACCAAAACTGGAGGAAAACAACATGAACACATTAAACGAGAAAGCAATCAACATCTTCAAAGCAGTGGTTGCAGAAACTTTACTTCAAAACACATACGAGGAACGCTTCCTTTATGGTCAGCTTGAATCATTCTGGAACAACTGCCGTCAGTTCGCTTTCGGCTGGACAGAGTTGGCAGAAGAGATCGAACGTCAAGAGCGTTACCTTCTTGATTCTGGTTTCACTCAAGATGAAATTGATGATATTCGTTTCGATGCAGCATTCGCAGGAATGATGGATAAAATGAATGTAGCCTGAACGGTAGCACCAGGGTTCGACTCCCTGGCAGGCTGTTGCTCATGGAGCGAAAAATAGAGAAAGGAGTAGGGAAATGAACGAACTTGAAAAAACAGCCCTCAATGAAGTATTGAGGACGGTTAGACTTATAAATCAAAAAGTTGCTGAAGTTGTTGAACTTCAAAGTCAACAAGAGCTAGCTATTACTTATCTTCGGGGAATAATGGACGGCTGTGAGTCAGATTAAGTTTATCTTGAAGTTCTTGCATAATTGACTGGTGGACACCTATTGTTGGTTTTGCATTAAAATCATACGTGTTTACGAGAGAAGAATAAGACTGTTGTTTTTCTAATAGACTTAATATCTTGTTTAGCTTTTCGGTCAAATTGTCATTGAGATCATCAAGTGTAAGACTTCTTTCAGCACGACTCTCAGGCATTTCGAAGTTTTCAAAGCTTAGTATTTTAGATTTCAAATTTTCTTTAGAATCTTCAATTTTTGCCACATCTGTATCGTAGAATACGGTACGTGTTGTAATAACATCGAAAGGAAGTCTTTCTCCTACCTTTATGATTGGTACAAGGGGGAGTTCGCGGGCTTGCCTGAAACCTAATTCATAAAATGCGTTAGGATTATGTTCAGTCATATCTGCTATGACCATAGGGGCAGTTTTGAGGTAGTTTATAACCGTTTCATTGATGTTATCAACTGCGTTGACGTGGTCAACACGAACAGGTTTATAACCAAGTTCTTCACAAACAGGAGCGATAAGATATCTATATACGTTGTCAGCTCGTTCTCTTGTTGGTGTCCCAGATTCACCAATGGCAGTTACGATAAAACAAATTTTTTCAGTCATGTTTTTCTCCAATCATTTTATTTTGATTATACCATATTTGAAAAGGGGTGAGGAAATGAGGCCAAAAAGGTATCCGTATAACTTTAAACCAAATCGGGTGAATGTTTTAGATAGTCGTTTCTATACACGACTAATCGTTGAAACCAGTGACGGAAAGAAAAAAATAGCAGAAGTCACATTGGATGATGTAACTCCTGCTGCAGGATATGTTGTAAGGCTAAGGCCAAAATATGACTAGCCTTTAGGAGGGAATGGATCTTTACCGTGGCTATCTCGGCTTTGGATTCTCCCATCTTTGCCGTGAATGATAAGTTCGGAACCTTGATTTCGTGAAATCTGTCTAGCAATATTTGTAGCTTCACTCTTTGTGGAAGTATGAACAGTTGCTCTTGAATTGCCAGCCCCTTTCACGTTCCAACCGCCATTCTTAGCAGGAACAACATGCTGATTTTTGCCCATGA